TTTCTGGTATCTCCTTAAAATCATCCCCAAAAACAAAAAGCTTTTCCAAAGTAAGAAAACTTTCTTCGGGAGTTTCTGATAGAGCGACTACTGAGTTAAAGAGATTTGTTAATGATGAAACCAGTTGTCCCGGCAAATTAATAAGACGACGAATACTGTTTTTAAAATCATTCAGAGCCGCCGCAAAATCGTCAATTTCCTGCAGGGCGCGGTTAAATGTTTTTGTGACGTCGTCAAATTGCGCTCCAATGCCGTTTAAAAGATTTATGGCCGCTGAAAAATTAAAAGGAAAAGCTTGGCTTACTTTGAATCCCTTGGGAGGAGCCGCCGCAAATTCAGCCGCCAAAGCATCCATGGTGTCCGTTCTGGAAACTTCAATATTAGAGAGAGTAAATAATTCTGGAAGCGGAACGCCCCTGGATACCCGCGCAAATGTGAGGGAAAAAAAGGCCGCGCCTAGTTCAGAGAATTTTTCAACTAATGTGTAGGGCTTGGCCACAACTTCAAATTTGCCCAAAAAACCATGACTAAGAATCTTGGGGCTGCCGTCTGTGTTTGGTCCTTTTTTAAGAACATTAATTAAGGCGTTTCTTTTTGCAAAATATTGGCCGCCTTTATTGGAAATTATAGCCGAAAGTTTAAAATCTTCCAGCATTTCGCCTTGGTCTTCGGGATCCCTTCTGGATGAGTTGACGAATTCATGAATAACCACACTTCTTCCGCTTGTGGTTGGAGCTTCTTTTGCCAAAAAAGGAACTCCATCAAAAGACCATTCATCCAGTCCGTCTAAAATAGACATAACTCAACCTATAAATCCGAAATTTTTACCAATATTTAAATCTACATCGCCATCCGTTGATCCATGGACACTATCCACGGCTTCTGTGTTTCCTCGTAAATTAAGGTCAATACTTACCTTTCCTGTTGTCTTGGAAGCTCCGGCCGCCTTTTCTTCTGGGGTTAGGATTGATTCCAGTGAAAGCGGGGTAGCCTCAATTTCTTTAATTTTTCTATATAATTCTGGAATATCTGTGAGAGCTGTAATATCGCCTAAGCCAGCTCGAAAAAGAGCGAATAGTATGCCAAAGCTAAACGTGACGACATTCACTAATTGCATAATTTTGGTAAGACCCCATATTAAAAGTTTGATTGTGCCTGCAAATCCTCCTGGAGTCGCTTTATTCATTATTTCAATAAATATCATAAACTGCCTCTGGAGATCAAGCAAATGCGGTTTTATTTTATCAAATATTGTCTGCTTCATATTCTCCCAAAAACTAAAAATAGCATTTGATTGTTTTTCATACCCGCTTAATATTACCTTAGCTGTTTCAAGGGCTATATTAGTGCCTTGTATCTCTTTGAATAACCGTTTCGATAAATCCAAATTTTTAGTCAACTCAATGCCAACTGATGCCTGGAACTTTCCAAATATTCTTCCTGCTTCCGCGAGTTTATCTTGATCATCAACAAAACTCTCCAGGTGCTTCTTGACCTTTTCTAATGTTCCCAGCATATCTTTTCCTCTGAATTTTTTAGGAAGGTCTGCTAGTCTGATAAATAATGTCCTTAAAGCTGTTCCCGATTTCTGCGCCAAATTCCCACTGTGAGCCACCGCCTCCAGCATAGAAACTACTTGAGCAAATTTAAGCCCCGCTATTTCGGCCGCCGGGCCAGCTTTTAGAAACGATAACGCCAAATCAATTACTTCCGCGCTGCCTTTTCTTTGGGCCGCCGCCAATATATTTGAAAATCTAGCGGCGGACTTCGCGGACTTTCCGTAAACATTAAGAGAAATCGTCAAAGCTCTTGAAATTTTTTCTATCCGCTCCATTGGAGCATTCACAATAAGAGTCCATTTAGTTAACTTCTTTAACTCTTCGACATCTTTCAGTAATTCAGGCTTCAGGCCAGCCACCCTTTTAAAGCCCGTATATGATTCCACAAAACTTGTGCCAAAAACACGCGAAAATCTAAAAGCCTCTTTTCTTAGTAAAGCTAAACTTTTCTCATTGAATCCGGTAAGAGCCGACAATTGAAGAAAAGATTTTTCAACCTCTGAGCTATCTCTTATAATTTTCCGCAGTCCAAAGCCGGTCATAGTCAACGTTACCAACAAGGAGGCAAGTCTGAATTTTAAATTACCCGCAACTAAGACCATCCCTCGCATGGCGAAGTTTGCTTTTTTTTGCCGCCTGGTGAATTTTTCAACTTTGTCGGCGGCTTTATCGGTTGCTTTTGAGACCCTTGCAAAGCTTTTTGCGCCGACAGTCTGAAATTTCTCAAGCCTGGATGTGGTTTTTTGGACTTTTTTGTCTATTTTGTCCATATCCTCGTATATTTTATTAGCGACTTTGCTAAATTTATTAATCGCTATAAAAATATACTTTACTTCAAAAGCCATTATTTAGTTTTTCCGTCCAACTTTAATAGTCTGTGTAAATCATCATGCAAGCGCAAAAGTTTAGAAATCGGCATATCCTCAGCTTCGCCGAACGCAACGCCCCCCCTGTAGAAGTACAGCACTTCGTTACGTATTTTTTCTATTTCTTCCCTTCCTCTTGGGGAGGAAACAGAGAGGGCATGATAAAAACTCCGACGAATTGATAAAACATTTCCACTAAATCGGGTTCTGAAATTTGTCCCCACTGGATAAAATTTATTTTTGTTTCTTCAACCAAAACGCATCCAGCCATAGCCAATTCCTTGAATTTTTCCATAGCTAGAGAAAAATTCATTTTAGAAGCCATAATAGGAACCTCCACCTCCCGCGCTAATGCCTCCGGATTGAAGGCTCTTTGTTCCGCCACGTCGTCTTCTGATTTTTTTTCCTCGACATCTGAATCCCGCTTCATTTGCTGAAAGAGAGGTATTGTTTCTAAATACGCCCTCATTACCATCTGAGAAAGCCCTTTGTTCATTATGCAAAGTTTTACCAACGGAGAAACAAGCTTTACTGTCTGAATGTCAACTAATTGCCCAACATTCTGCGCTTTGTATCCAATTGGAGAATACAGCTCATAATTAAAGTCATCGACCTCAAATATTTTTTTATTTTTATTTTTTTCTTCCATATTTTATACCGGAGGATCACTTTGGAATTCAAGTTCAAATTCCGCCTCAAAGCCGGCGGGGATTTCGTAATTATTAACAACAGCCGCATTATTGAAAGTCCTGTCAAACCCGTCTTCGACGATCTGAACCACGTTTGTGTCCTCGTTAAGCTTCAGCTTTCTAGCCTCTTTAATGTTTTCCTTGGTCGTGTAGAAAGTCCCTTTTATCATACCAAACATCGACTCAACATCCTTCGTAAACACGCGCTCCGTTTTGGAGCCGCCCAGTGAGGCTACTCTTAACTTGTATTCACCTAAACCCTCGGTAAAAACAATAGTGTTCGGTTTGTATGGAAAAAGAATGTTATTGATAATTAAGCCGGGAGTCGCCACCCCTTTCTCGCTCATACCGTGCTCCTTTAAAATCTGATTTTAATCACAAATGTGAAGTTTCTAAATTGACCCACAATTGGAAATTCACTTTCTCCGCTTACGCCGCCAGTCGCGAGATCGAGCGTAAGCTTAAGCTTGTCTTTAAAAATAGCCAAATTGACTTCCCCTGATCGCGTCAGCGAAAATTCAGGCTCTGTTAATCTAACATAAAGCCCGGTCAGAAATGCGCGCACTGAATTTTCATTTGCCGACGCAACGCGCGGAATTAAATCTCCATCTGTCAGACGGCTTTGCGCGTAAGTGGCCTTGGAGTTGTTGAAGTAGAATTCCCTGATCGCCGTTGCCGTGTCCACCGCGTTTAAATATTTAAACGAAAGATCGGGATTGGAAGCGGCGTCTGTTTTATAAGTCGTGACTACTGCGCCGGCAATAATTGAATTGCCGGCGATATTATTTCCCAATACAAAACCGCCCTTATCCTCCAAGATTTTAATCTCAGAACCCTCTCCGCTAGTAAATCCTTTGCCGATGGGAATAATCGGCAAATGTGAATAAGGTGTATTAAAATAAGGCTTTGATGATATATGGACACCGCCGAATTGATCCAGCGCCGCCTCTCCG